GGGAATTCCCAATATAGAGAAATAAATATATGAAAACACAACTATTGTGTACATTTACAACAAAGTCTGAATTACAGCAGGTTCTACAAGAAATTAGAGATACTTATGTGATAGTGTATAACTATATCTATATACTACAAAATAAGAGTGATTTAAATGAATTGTATATAACTTACAATATAGATACACAATATAGACCTACTCAACCTATGAGAGATACTATATTAATCCATCGTAAGAAAGAATCAAATTCACTATACACAATCAATGCACTAAACCAATTGGTTAGAGAAGAAAATGGTGGTACGTTGGATAAATCATTTATTATAGATTGGCAGAAATTTAAAAATTCAATAATACTTACAAATACTGAAGGTACGAAGAAAATTCTGACTCGTATATTTGAAGTAATAGAATTTAATCAAAAATAAAAAACACATATGATACTAAAAGTTGGTTCAAGAGGAGAACTCGTAAAAGATGTACAAGAAGTCGTTGGTGTTGCAGCCGATGGTATCTTTGGTAAAGGTACTGCTGAAGCAGTAAAGAAATGGCAATCTGCAAACGGATTAGATGCAGATGGTTTAGTTGGTAGAGGTACACTCGCCAAAATGGAATTATTGGATACTGATAATAGTACAGTTGGTGCAAACCCTGAAGATGCAAAAGGTACCTACACTAAAAACAAATACACAGCTGATAACGGATTAGATATTGTAGAATTCTTTATGCCGGATGATGAATACAAAAAAGGCCCTATCAACGCAGAGTGGGTATTTATCCACCATACTGCTGGATGGCACAACCCATACAATTGTATCAAACAATGGGATGCGGATAAGAATGGTGCAATTTCAACTGAATTCGTAATGGGAGGACCATCAGTAAAAGGAAATGATGATAAGTTCGATGGTGAAGTTGTTCAAGCTTTCCCAGAAGGAAATTGGGGATATCACTTAGGTAAGAATGGTTCACAAAAGATGCACGTTAATTCTATTGGAATGGAAGTGTGTAACTTTGGATATGTAGTAGATGGTAAAACATATGCTGGTACCATAGTTGACGAATCACAAATCGTAACTTTAGCAAAACCATTTAAAGGGCATTCAACTTGGCATAGATATTCGGACAAGCAAATATCAAACTTAAAACTATGGTTAGAGTTTATCGGAAAACGTGATGGAATTGATATCACCGCTGGTTTACCTGCATTAGTTAAACAACATGGTGCTGGTGCGTTTGAATTTAACGAAGATGCATACTATGGTAGAGTAAAGGGTGTATGGACTCATACAAACACTCGTAAAGATAAATTCGATATGTTCCCTCAGCAAGAGTTGTTGGATATGTTAGTGAGTTTATAATTCAAAAACAAAACAAATTTAAAAAGGGGGAAAGAAATTTCCCTCTTTTGTTGTTTATACCAATTATTTTTCGTATATTTGTATAACAAATGGAGAAGGATACACAATACACATCTATTATTAAAAAACTTTCAAACGCATTTGGTAGTATCAATTATTTTTCGTATATTTGTATAACAAATGGGGAAAGGTACCAAAATACAGCCACTCAAAAAGTTTTTCAAATAATGTTTGGTAGTATCAATTATTTTTCGTATATTTGTGAAACAAACCATCAGGAAGTACCTTAAAACGAGGTTTCTTGATATTTATATGTGGTGTAGGAAAGACACCAAAATAAAACCATTAAATAAATAAACACTTAAATTTTTAAAACATGGGACTAGATTTATCCGCAATCAGAGGTAGACTGAACAAACTACAAAACACTGGAAACTCAAAAAGTAATCTTTGGAAACCATCTCCAGGTAAACATCAAGTAAGAATCGTACCTTACCTATTCAACAAAGAAAATCCTTTCATCGAATTGTATTTTCACTACAACATCAACAACAAAACTTATTTATCTCCATCATCATTTGGAAGACCAGACCCTATTGTAGAGTTTGCTGACAAATTAAAGAGAATGGGTGATAAAGAAGATTGGAAAGCAGCCAAAAAAATGGAGCCAAAACTCCGTACTTTTGTTCCTGTTCTTGTTAGAGGTGAAGAAGGTGAAGGAATCAAATTTTGGGGATTCGGAAAGACTGTTTACCAAGAAATCTTAGGTTACATCGCTGACCCAGACTATGGTGATATTACCGACCCAACAACTGGTAGAGATATTACTATTGAGTATGTATCGGCAGAAGATGCAGGAACATCTTATCCTGTAACTACAATTAGAGTTAAACCAACTCAAACTCCAATCACAAATGATGAAGCGCAAGTTAAACAATTGTTAGATGGACAAACCAATATTACTGATATCTATTCAGAGTTATCTTATGATGAATTAAAAGGTGTATTAGAAGGTTGGTTAAACCCATCAGCAGAAGGAGCTGAAGAAAGTGTATCACAACAATCACTTTCAACACAATCAACTCCACAATCAACTCCAGCAGCACCTGCTCCACAGGCAGCAGCACCTGTTGTAGAAGATAGAAAGAAGTTGGATGATGTTGCTAACGCATTTGACGATTTATTCAATTCATAATACTAAAACTTAATGGCAAAAAAGACAAAAGAAGATGATTTGGCGAGTTTACTCGCTGAATCTCTTAACAAACAAGCAAAAGACCAAAAGGTAGCATTCTTTTTGGACGGGGGAGATTCCCCTACCGATGTATCCGATTGGGTTTCAACTGGAGCATCAATGCTAGACGTTGCCATTTCGAATAGACCTTATGGTGGATTTCCTGTTGGTAGAATCGCCGAAATTACTGGATTGGAACAATCTGGAAAATCATTAGTATCAGCTCACCTCCTTGCGGAAACGCAGAAAAAGGGAGGTGTAGCTGTACTGATTGATACTGAGAACGCAGTAAGTAGAGAGTTCTTAGAAGTAATTGGAGTAGATGTATCTAAATTATTATATGTAGCAGCTGAGACAGTAGAACAATGTTTCGAATTTACTGAAACTATTATTGAGAAAGTACGAATTGCATCGAAAGATAAACTCGTAACAATCGTAGTAGATTCAGTTGCAGCAGCATCAACTGAAAAGGAGATGGATGCAGATTATGGTAAAGATGGATACGCAACCGATAAGGCAATCATCATCTCAAAGGCAATGCGTAAAATCACTAACTTAATTGGTAGACAGAAAATCACATTGGTTTTCACAAATCAGTTAAGACAGAAGATGAACGCAATGCCATTCTCTGACCCTTGGACTACCTCTGGTGGTAAAGCAATCGCTTTCCACGCATCGGTTCGTTTGAGATTAAAGGGAATGGGAAGTATTAAGGCTAAGGTAAATGGTACCGATAGAATTGTTGGTATTAAGGTAAGAGCACAAGTTGTTAAAAACCGAATGGGACCACCACTTAGACACGCTGATTTTGAAATAATGTTCGATAGAGGTATTGATAATTATGGAGCATGGTTGGCTGTTATGAAAGAGAATGGTATCCTTAAACAAGGTGGTGCTTGGTACACTTACATTGATACCGAAACTGGTGAGGAACATAAATTCCAAGCTAAAGATTTTCCTGAGTTGTTACAAACTAACAAAGAGTTGGAAGAGCAAATTTATAACAAAATTTGTGAAGCAACTATTAGAGAGTATAAAACAGCAGCTGAGGATGTTGATAATTTGGTAGTAGATGACCAAGTTATCGGAGATTAAATTTAAAAATAATAAGTTATGAGTAAATTAGCAAATATGTTACGCACATCAGCAGAAGCTGATAGAGCAAAGGCACTCCTTACGTTGGAGTTGTTGGAAAACCATCCCGCTGGAATTGGTGACCATTCTACAAAAGATTTCTACGAAAACGCTGAAGAAGCACTTCAGATGTTGGTAGATGCAGATGATAGATTGGGAGCAATCCAAAAGTACCTATCTCCACAAAATGTGGGATTGGTTAATGGTAATGGTTATACAACAACAACAACGTAATGAAAAAACTCTACAAAGATATCCTCAACGAAGTGAGTGAGGAGCATAAAACAAATCATTTACGAGAGAGAAATAGTAGAGTTCTTATTATTGATGGACTAAACACCTTTATCCGTAGCTGGACAACCAACCCCACAATGAATGAGGATGGTGACCATACGGGTGGGGTGATTGGTTCACTCAAATCTATTGGATATCAAATCAGAGAATTTAACCCAACTAGAGTTGTGGTTACATTCGATGGTAAAGATGGGTCTAAATCCAGAAAACAAATTCACGAAGGGTATAAGGCTGGTAGAGAAAAGAATCGTTTCAGAGTTAACCGAACCTATGGTGAGATGTTATCTGAAGAAGATGAAAGATTATCAATGAGACAACAATTTGTGTGGCTGAATGATATATTGGATTATCTACCTGTACAAACTATGGTTTATGATGGTATTGAAGCAGATGATACTATTGCATATGTTACCCAACATACTCAGAATGAGTTGGATGGTGAGGTTATTATTGTATCAACTGATAAAGATTTCTTACAATTAGTTTCAAATAAAGTATTGGTGTTCTCACCTACTAAAAAGAAACTATATAATAGACAAGTTGTATTCGATGAATTTGGTATCTGGCCTCAAAACCTACTTTTGTATCGTACATTAGATGGTGATAAATCTGACAACATACCGGGTATTAGAGGATGTGGTATTAAAACTCTTTTAAAGAGGTTTCCTGAACTTTCTGAGGATAGGCTTATAACACATGAGGAGTTCTTCCAAATGTGTGAGGAGAAGAGTGGTAAGATTAAACTTTATAATGATATCTTAGAAGCAAAAGACCAACTTTTGATGAATAAGAGATTAATGGAGTTAGATGAACCACATATTCCAACTAATAAGAAATTGAAGATTATGGACAGATTTGCTGAAGAGGATATTCAGTTCAATAAGTTAGATTTTCTTAAAGTGGGTAACAAATATAAGGTACTTCAGAATTGGCGGGATATTAATGATTGGTTACAATCAACATTTCACAACATTATTACAAAATAAATTAGGTTATATCATAAATATATTGTATATTTGTGAAATAAAATTAGGTTATATACATGCAAAATATAGATACTCTTGCTAAATTCGGACAATCATTTCAAACAAAGGTTTTAACATCTTTGATTGCTGATGTTCGTTTATTAGATACATTAAGTGAAATTATACATCCGAAGTTTTTTGAAGCTGAATCCAACAAATGGATAGCTGAGGAGATTATGAACTACCATACTGAGTTCAAAAAATCTCCTACTATTGATGTTTTTAAGGTTGAGGTTTCTAAATTGGAAGATAAGGGATTTCAGAAAAATGTAATTGAACAACTAAAATCGGTATTCACTCAAATTGGTGATTCTGATTTAGATTATGTTAAGAAAGAGTTTTCTTCATTTTGTATTAACCAAAATTTGAAACAAGCAATTGTTGAATCAATCGATTTACTGAAAGCTGGAAACTACGATAGAATCAAAGATTTAGTAGATAAGGCAATGAAGGTAGGTGTTGATTCTGAATTAGGACATGATTACCTTTTAGATTTTGAAGAAAGAACAACTGAAATTAATAGAAACTCAGTTTCTACTGGTTGGGGTTGTATTGATGATGTTATGGATGGTGGTTTAGGACCTGGAGAATTGGGTGTAGCAGTTGCACCATCTGGTGTAGGAAAGACTTGGGTATTATGTGCATTAGGAGCAGCAGCTGTAAAAGCTGGTTTGAATGTTGTACATTATTCTTTAGAACTTTCAGAACACTATGTTGGCCAACGATACGATACTGTTTTTACGCAAATTCCATCAGCAGATGTGAAGGAAAAGAAACAAACTGTATTGGAAAAGATACAACGATTAAAAGGAAAACTTTTAATTAAGTATTATCCACCAAAGGGTGTATCAGCTAAAAAGATTGAAGCTCATATTGAGAAGATGACAGCAGCGGGTAATAAACCCGATTTGATAATCGTTGATTACGCTGATTTGTTACTCTCACACACTAACAAATCCGATTCAACTTATGGTGAGCAAGGTGGTGTTTACATTGAGTTGAGAGGTATAAGTGGTGAATTGGGAATTCCAATTTGGACAGCATCTCAAACTAATCGTTCAGCAATCGATTCTGAAGTTATTGAAGCTGATAAGATAGCAGATTCTTACGCTAAGGTAATGAATGCAGATTTTATTATGAGTATCAGTAGGAAAGCAAAAGATAAATTGAATAATACTGCTAGATTCCATATTATGAAAAACCGATTTGGACCTGATGGGATTACATTCCCATCTAAGATGGATACTAATACTGGATTCATTGAGGTTTATGATGGTAATTCATCTGATGGAATAATCACTCAGAAAGAATCAGCAAATGGGCAAGAAATGGAGAAACAACTACTACACAAAAAATATGTAGAAAACTTTGGTTAGTAGTTGTGAATCTATTAAATTACGATTAAGGTATTTTAACACCTGCTTAATTTTGGGTAATCAAAATATCAAAAAGTAATTTATAAAAAAATACTATCAAAAACTCATTTATTTTAGAGTAT